AATAATGTTGATACAAATATTTTAGCTGGTATAACAGTTAAGTTGGTTGATGAAAGTTTAGTACCTTTAGCAAGAGGTATTGAAGCATTTAACACTGTAAAACTTAACAGCAACTTTGAAGATGATATGGGAGCTGCTGGTAGAGGATTATCAGCATTTATGAGTGAACAATCAGGATTTAAAAATCTGTTTGGTTCATTCACATTACAATTTATAGATGATAATTTAGGTGTATTAGCAACAGGTATTACTGCATTAAATAACGCAGAAATTGATAGCAGTTTTGAAACTGATATGGAAACTGCTGGTAAGGGTATTAATAAGTTGCTTACCGGTATGGGATCCATATTTGATACTTTAACAGCTAAACTTATAGACGATAATCTTGGTGTTATAGCATCTGGTGTGGATAGTTTAAATAAAACTGATTCAGCTAAATTTATAACTACAGGTGAACAACTTGGTACAGGATTTGGTAGTTTATTAGGAGGGTTTAATAGCTTAAAAGAAGGGCTTGTTTTATCATCTATAGATGATGAGATTGGTGGGTTAAGTGAAACAATTAATAAATTAAACAGTGTTGATGCAGTTATGTTTGCTGATAAAGGTAAACTAATAGGTACGGGGTTTGCTGATTTATTAGGTGGTTTTAGTAGCTTTTTATCCTCATTTCAATTAAGTATGATATCAGATGATTTAGAAGAATTTGCGGCTGGTATGGATGATATTTCCAAATTAAACTTTAATGAAGATACAGTTAAGTCAATGGGTTATATGGGTGATGGTGTACGTGAATTAATTGATAATTTAACTGGGCTTGATAGAATTGATGAAAATGATACATTTTTAGAAGGTGCATTTAAAGGGTTAAAAAATATTTGGGGTCAATTAACAGGCTGGATAACAACAAGTGACTTTGAATCAGCTATCGAACCTTTAAGTGAACTAGGCACCGCAATGACAGATCTATCAAAATTTGGTGGTCCAGAACTTATAGTATTTAAAGATTTTGTAGGCTCAACAGATGATTTATTAAAGAATTTAGAAGGTAGAGAATTTAAAGATGAGAATCTTCAAAAATTAATTGATAAATTAAAACAAATACAAAACTTAGATCATAAAAAATTAGCAGATATATCTAAAGCAGTAAATATATTCCAAGGGGGATCATCTGGTAAAGTTTTAGATGAACAGGCATTATCAGAATCTACTGCAAAAGTAATATCTCAGAATGTAAATAATGTTGTAAATACAGGTGGTAATACTACAGCACTTAGCAACAATATTGAAACCAAACAGTACCGAGTATCAAGAGGTACTACTCCAACAGTAATCAGATTTTCAAAGTAAAGAAGGGTGGTTTTCACCACCCCAGAAGAGACAAGCTATTCAGCTAGTTTTTGAAAGAACGACATTGTGTCGTCGTCATCAGATGAATCAAAGGACTCTGTTTCAGCTGATGTAGTTGGTATAGTCGGAGCACTCACTTCTCTTTGTACTGGTGCTTGAACTTGAGGTTGTTCATCTGCAGCACTTTCACCTAAAGCTAAAACTCTATATAGTTTAGTTTTAAGTTCATCATATGATTTGAAATTGCTTGGTTCAACAAAATCACTCAATGAGTATTGAGATTTCCAAACAGTTTCTAAAAGAGAATCATCACTGCTTAAAGGTGCTGATTCTTCAAACTCCGATTTATCATAGTTCCTGTAACCTTCTACATTTCTGATTTTCAGTTTAAGGTTTGCACCTCCCCAAAGATCAAATGGGTTAACAGGACTTTCATCCTCAAATTGAGGGTTCATAAGATCATTTAATTTCTCAAAGATCTTTTTACCATATTTGAATAGAAACACTTTACCTTCGTTTTCAGGTCTTGTAGGATCTTTTACAACGTAGATATTTGAATAAAAGGATAATCTCCTTTTATATTTTCTCACTAAGTCTTTATTAGACTCAATACCAGAGTTCCATAACATTGTGTTATATTCTGATACTGGATCTTTTTGACCAATAGTAGTTAGAGATTTTTCAATATACCATTGACCTTGAGGTCCTTGGAATCCATGATCCCATACTCTTACAAATGGTACATCTTCACCTTCAGGTGCAGGTAAAAATCTAATTACTGCATAACCATTACCAGCCTTGTCTACATCTGGTTTCCAGATTCTATCATCTGGTCCATTTTGTTGCTGTGGGCTTTCTAGTTTATTAAGTGCCTCGGTGAGTTTAGTAAGCTCAGAAGCCGAGTTCTTCTTGAGCGCTTCAAATGAAGTTGCCATATTTTTTCTCCTTACGTATAGCGTTATATTTACGGTTTATCCACATTATTCATTACGAAAATAATTAAGAGTTATAGCTCTAAACTTATCAGTATCAATTGATAAGAAAGGTCTATATTTCTTTATTATAGTATATTTATCTTCCCAAATCAAGTCTTTTTGTAACTTTTTATTCCAACTATTACTATAATTGACTAGCATATCTAAGATACACATAGTTTCAATACAAACTTCTTTACGAAGATAAAGTCTTAAGAGATGAGGATGTCCATATTTTTCAACTACGAAATTTTTATCAAAATCTTCTTCAAGTCTTGAAAGGTCATCTTTAAAAGTGTATGTTAATGATTCCTTTCTTTTTTTCCATCTTGTATAGATTTCTTCCGGTTCGTCTTCTTTTAACTCCCCAACCCAAAAGTCTGGTCCAGTTTCTATTATATTAGAAACTAGAAAATTTTCAACATCTTTATGCTTCGATAATTTATAAAAAAAGTATTTGTCTTTTCTTATTTCGAAAGAATGCTCAGATGCTCTAACTTTACCATTGTAAGTAAAGTAATCATATTTTAAATTTGTAAAATGTTGTTTAAGGGCCAGATATTTTTGATATACTTGATATGGTGTCATATATCTTACCTGTATTTTACCTCTTAAACATCCATCATTAAATTGAACTTGTCCCATTCTTCTTTATCTGCCACCCATATAACTAATGCATCCCTTATACCACTTTTTACCGGGGTTACTTCATGCCCCATCCATGAATCAAAAACAGCCATATCACCCTTATTTAAAACTACTCTGTCAGCTGTTTGACGTAAATAATTATGCTCATGTGATAGCTCTCCCCCTTCAAAAAACTCGGCTTTCTCTGTATTGCGTTGAATAAGTAGTTCACCACCTTCAAATTCATTTTGATTATTTAATTGAATAGAGATCGATATTTTTCTTTTTGGTCTTGCATTATGAATAAAAATTTTTTCTACATCAGGTCTGCCAGCATCATCTACATGATCATCATTATATAAAAAGAAATCCAAATCATCTGTATGCCATTTAAACCTACCTTCATCTTTACCATTATAGCGTAAAATTGCCCAGTTTTCAACCCAAGCGTAACCACCAGATCTTTTAAAATGGTCGTCGTTATCAAATAAGGTTGTTAATTTGTTTACAAAATACTTTGGAGGGAAAAATACTTTTTGATCGGTAATCCTTGTACTATTCCTAATTATTTTACTTTTAGGCTGAACTATACCAGCTGGTCTCCAATCTTTCATCGAAGAATGAGCAATATCATAGATATCTCTAATATGCTCGTCGGAAAGAAAATTTTTAAAAACTTTATACATTAAATAGGTAATTTCTTACCTGATTTTCTTTTTATTAGATTATTGTCTTCAGATTCTGCAGCTAATTTAGCTTTTAATACATGGCTGTTTTTTACTAATGAAGCTATGCTTTCTACTTCTACATTATTTTTTTCTGCATAGTAAATAAGAGCATCTAGATACTCACATCTCTTTTCACTAACAAATCTTTCTATTTGATAGGTAAAATCTTTTACAGTAATAATTTTTTTATCTATTTGCTCTTGAATACTACTCACTTAATGCTCTCATCCTTTCAACTAATCTAACAGATCTATTACCTACTTGATGGTACCATTTTGAATCCATCATTTGATCTGCTGCTTCATTATAATTTTTATCGTTTAATGCACCGATAAATTTTTTAAATTTAGATAGACGTGTTCTACCCATATTAAACATCATGTTAATTAAAATTTCTTGAACTTCATCTAATTTTTCATCAAAATCAGGAAATAAAACTCTACACTCGTTTACAGTGATATCTAAATCATGATCAAAAGCTTCTAGCACCCTATCTTCTGAAACTGGTGTACCTACATCTTTTCCATGTTCTGGATCAGATTCAAGAATTAGATGACCAATACCAAAAGTGGGATAGCCAAGATGATCAAGGTATATTTCGTTTACAACACCTTCATCAATTTTAAGCTGATCGATAACTTTTTGTTTATTAAACATAATTTACTCCGTATATTATATGAACATTATAGAAAGAAATCAACTAATTTTAATACAATTACGTTTTGCTCGTCTTTCTACATTGAAATTATTTATGACAACCGCTCCAGTTAATAATATAGGAGAAAGTAAATCTAAATCGGTAATAGTAACTG